ACATTTTTTTTCTAATGCAGATCCAAGTACTCCAGTTGGTTTAGTTGATCCATAGTTAGAATGTATAATCGTTGATATATGGCAATCAAGTTCTCCAGACCAACGCATTAATAATTCTTGAACCTCTGTACATTGTTCCATATTATTAACATCAGTAACAAGATCTGCACAACCATCAATAACAACTAATCCAATTTTATCATTTTGAAATTTAGTATAAAGTATGTATTCAATAAAGTTTCTTCTTTGTTTATAATCCATTGTTCGTAAAGCGTAAAAATGATAATTATCATCTTGCATATATCCATTCATTACTAATGGTCTTCTTGCTACTTTAGAAGCGTGAAATTTACCTTGTTCTGTATCAAAGTGAATTATCTTTCTTCCTTGTCTATGTCCTTTTAATTTGCCTGTATATTCATTACTCCCTCCTTGATAAGCTGAAACAAGTAAACTCATAAAAAATGATTTACCAACCTTTGGGTAAGCGTGTGTAAAACTAAAATTTCCATAGGTTCCAATTGGTATTGGATAAGTTCTTTTTGTTCCATCTGTACCAACATCAATATAAGTACCACAAGAAATAGCAACAGGAGGATAAGCAATATCTTCAGCAACATCTAATTCTGCTTCAAGTTCAAGCTCTTCCATTTCCTGCTGGATCAGCATTCTTTTTATTTCATCTGCACCTTCATCTTTAAAATTCTTTTGTTTTTTCATCATCTATATACTTTTTTATCTTTGTTTTATAAAACTTTCCTAAAATATTATCGTTTATGAATTTATCACTTTCTAAAACGTTTTCTTTAAATTGTAACATTGTTTCGTAATATGTCATCATAGTACGGTTGTAGCAAATATATATTATTTCTTTATAACAATCTTCTTTTCTCCAATTTTTTGTTTGTGTATTGCTTCCAGTGTAAATTAACCAATTACTTTCAATATAATCTACTCTTTTTCGTTTATAACCTTTTAAAGGTTGTCTAGTACGTTTATTAAGCAATATCTTTTTGCCAATGTAGTATTTACCTTTGTTCCAATTATGTATTTTATAAACGAAGCCAATTGCTTCTTCTGGTAAGTCTGAACGATCTTTTATTTGTTTTCCTTTGTAATTCCACATAAAGTAAAAAGGGATGCTATTAACACCCCTTTGTTTTTTAATTATTAAAATGGTAAATCATCTGTAACAAGTGTTTCTGATGCTTGTTGTTTTTTCTCTGATTTTTGAACAAAAGAAGAAAGATCATCTGAAGCATAGTAAACTTTACCGTTTGCAACATAGTTTTTCTTTTCTCCGTTTTCTCTTTGTTCCTTTGTTTGTGGAATAGTAAAAGAAACATTTTGACCATAATTACCTTCTTCAAATATTGAAAAGTTTAATTTTAGTTTTTTTAATGGTTTTCCATTTTCATCTTTCTTTGGTACTAATTCTTTTTTAGCGTTGTATGTTAAAATATCTTCAAAATACTGTGAAAGTTTTTTGATTGTTTCTAACTGTAATTCAACATCTCCTAGTAAATAACTTTTGTTTGCACTCATAATTTTTGGTTTTAATTGTTTAAATTCCTACGTTAATTTTATTATCTATTACTTCAATAAGGTGTCTTAATTCACTTCTTTCTTGAACTCCCATTATATTAACACCGTTTATTTTTAAAATATAATGATCTTTGTCCTCTGTACTTAATACTTCATATTTATTCATAATTATTTATTTAAAAGTTCTTTTGTTTCTTTTGAAATTCTATATTTTGCTTCTACTTTAGAAATTGAACCTCCTCCAGATAAATATTTTTTAACCTTGTCAAATTCAGCAGTTCCTTTATTTAACCATTCTTTATCAGATGCAGTTGATTTTGATGCTTTTCCGTGTGTGTTTGTTGCATCAGCATCTTTTGTATCATCAATTAAAAATAAACCGTTTAAAGAGTATTTACGAGCATAAGAAGAAGAACTACCAAAAGACTGTGCTATATCCATTCCTTTCCTGTTTGGATCTATTCCAGCTTGTGCTTTTACGTGAACTTGATTTTCTCCATCAGATATTATTGCAATTGCTTCAACAAATAATATATTTCCAAGTTCTTTTATTTCATCAGAAATTGTTAATGTGCATTTGTGTTTTGAAAGCAAAGGTTTAACTGCTTCTAAAATATCTTCACAACTTCTGTAATTGTACTTTCCAAAATTATTCCTTTGGTTCTTTGGTGCTTTTAATTCATTTTGAATTAGTCTTAATTTTTCCATTTTACTATTGTTTTTAATTATTAATATTTACAAATATACTATTTTTATTTTTATTTGTTAATTACATCGTTAAACTTGTTATAATCATATCCTTCATCTCTAAAAGATTCTCTGATATGTCTTACCATTACTTCGCTACCTTTTGCAAATCCTAATGCAAAACCTAACACTCCTAATCCTATTGATACTATAAATATTTCTACGTTCATAATTGTTTATCTTTATATTCTTGAATCCATTCAGCTAACTTACTATTTACATCTGCGTAAACACCAAATTGTTTAAAATGTTCTTCTTGTTTATTGTCTAAAAATTCTTTTGCTTCTAAACTCATAATTATTCATCTATCTTTACACTTAACCCTAAATAGTTTCTTGTACCTCTTTCTGGTATCTTTACTTGATAATTGATTGTTATATCAGTTAAGTTATTATCTTGCTTTAAATGATACTCTATTTGCTTTTTTAACTTATCCCAAGCTTCTGTATTTATCATAATTTATTACTTTTTGAATTGTTGTTTTCATCTTCTTTGTATTCATATAATTCACTAAATTCCTTTGCATTATATATTTCTAATATAATAAAAATCCAAAGTACTACCAGTATTAATCCTATTACTATTGTTCCCATTGTGTTTGTTTTTACTATCGTTATCTATTGTTTTTATCTTTAGTGTTGGTATTTCTACTCATAAAATTCTTCTATTGTTTTTATTTTTACTATCATAACTTCTTGCCATTTTTTAATATTATAGGTTTTATATATTCACCTAAAATATAATTCTTATTTTCATACTTTGGATATGTTTCAATAGGGTAATTTAATGATTTTAAAAACTTCTTTTTATGTTTTTTATCACAAGCAAAGAAAATATATCTATGCTTACTGCTTCTAAACTTCCTCAATCCGTTCTGTTTCGTATTGTCGTAATGTCTTGAATGCTTACCTCCTTCAACATATTTATCTGTTCTGCTTTTTGTCGCTCCAGTGTAAATAAAATTAGTAGCTTGATAAATATATCCATTGTGATTCATCTGTTTATCTGCATAGCTTACAACTATTATATTGTCTTTTTTAAGTTGTTTTAAACACCAACCAACAAAAGAAGATAAATGTATTTTAATATCACCATCTACACAAAGTCTATTTAGTTCGTAAACATTAGAACTATATTCCTTCCCACAAACACCAACGCACAAGCTGTTACTTGCAGGTTTTCCAAATGTGCAAACTGCTTTTAGAATATCATCTTCATAATAACCAAAAGCAAATGTTATGCTTGGTTTTCTTCCACTATAATGTCTAGGTAACAAGAAATTAATTGATTCTTTGTAATCTATTCTTTTCATATTATATATTTATCTATTGTTTTTATTTTTTATGCTAGTATTTCTACTCATAAAATTCTTCTATTGTATCGCTATGGTATCCCATACCTCCAAGAATCCCAAGCCATAACTCGTGAAGTTCAGAAAGTTTTAAATCTGAATGGTCTACTTGTGTAGATATTTTCTTGTTATAAAATTCTAATGTAATCTTTAATGGTTCGTTGTGCATATCTAATTTTTTTATTGATTGTTGTAGTCTATTTGTATTTGCTTGTGTAGATAGTAAATGTTCTGTTTCATTCATAATATTGCTTTATTGTTCTTTGCAAACCTATAAATAAATATTTAAAGTAAATGTTAAAATTTTGTTAAAATATAAAGCATAAAAAAAAGGAGGCTACAAACCCCCTTTTTAAAAACAAAGATAAAATGATAAAGAAAAGTAACCTATACAAATATAAAGGTTTTAAATAAATACAAAAATTAAAGTTATAAACACTTTTTTTTAAATAAAAAAGATCCCATAAATCTTATATTTATTTTTAATAAGTTATTTTAATAATTTTTATTTTACTAATATTTAATATAATGTTATGTATGAAGTCATACATATAATTACTTAAATACTTTCTTAATAAATTGCGAAGTTATATATTTTTTTTTAAATAAAAAAACTATTTGTAAATTATTTTATACATTTATTTACTTTATGTATAATTTGATGTACAATCTATTTATTTATGGTAATGTTTCCTGCTACTTTCTCAACACTTCTACCAACTACATAACCACCAATACCTAACTGTAATAAGTCCCAGAACTCATCTTCTAAAGGCGGAATAGGTAAACTAAATAAAGGTGCTATAAACTTCACATAAATAACTATAAAGCCAAATGCTAACATAAGTATTGGTCTCCAACTTCTTTGCAACCAATTACCATTTGCTTCTGTAACAATTATTTCTGTTTGTAGTTTCTGTAATTCTAACTGTTGCTCTTGAAGTACCTTAAAAATCTCATTCTTGGCTTTTAAGCGCTCTTCTTCTGAAGTAAATAGTTTGTCAATAACATTACCAACTTCTTTAACTAAACCACCAGTAAACCATTTAAAAATCTTATTCATCTTTTGCCCATCTTATTTGAAATTGTCCGAAAAATAAATATAAGTTAAGTTCTGAAAAATCAAAACCTTTCTCTGGTTTATGATATTGCCAACCAATAATCATTGCATCTGGTACTAATAAAATTAAATTTATTTCCATAATTTACCCTCGTTTAAAATACAAAGGCAATACCCGCCCTTGTTGTAAAATTAATTATACCCGTAATGATATAATATGACCTAATTACCTAAAAATTATACCCGTAATGATATAAACTAAATATACAAACCAACTTGATAATATTAATAATCTTGGATATTTTACAAAGTCTGTTCTTATGATTGCTCCCATAATAAACATAACTGAATGAAATAATCCTCTTAATATGTCCAAATTACATTTTGTGATTTATCTAAATCTGAATCAACGTGAATAAATGTATCTGCTATTCCTATACGATTAAATCCAACTGCTAATAAAGCATCTAATATTAAAAAGCGTGTTCTACTATCCTTTGCACTTATATCTACTGCTAATCCTTTTATATGACTTGAAGAAGGGTTTTTAATTGATAAAGGGTGTTCTGGACTTCTGTAAGCAGAATTAATAATAAAAGGTATATTAGCGTATTCTCTTGCCTCATCTAATTTAGCAAGAAAATCAACATTCATATTTTCCTCTATATTCTTAAAGTACTTACTCATTCTTTTTCTGATAGCTTAATAATCTTCATAACAGTATAAACAATAGTAACTGTTAATAATGTTAATTTTAACCACA